GAACCATAACCAATCGGGAGCAAGGTCACTGTTGCCACCGAATGTAATATCTTGCGCTGACGTAGTAGTTGCGTATTGCACACTTTGGAAATATTCGGACGGGTCTGCTATGGTTGGGGCGGGTAGGTTGGCAGTTGACATCGGACTAAAACCAGTAGGCGCAGCCGTATTAAAGGGCAACTGACCAGCGTTCATACTTACATCTGTTGCAGAACTCCCAGCATGGCTAACACAAAATCTATACTCAGTCCCTGCAACTAGATTTGTGAATGCGGCATTTGATCCGGCGGCAGGATCACCACTGGCTTGATAAGTGCCGTTTTTGCTAAAGTAAATTTTTTGATTATCAAGGTCTAATGCGATACCAATGATATCACCGTTGCCATATGTATCACCGTATGAGGCAGACGAACCTCCACTAAGTTTATTACCATTTGGTAAAAAACCAAAAAACGAACTGTTACCGAGGTTATTACCGCCCGTAATATTTAAATCAATTCCAATAATTCCTATGGCTGGGTATTGATTAGATAGCTGTGGTGCAGCGTTTAGCGTAAATTCTGCGTAGTATTTTCCTGTAGTTGCCGCAATTGTGCCAACTGCTTCAATGGCGTTAGTGGTCCCACTTGCGCTGGTTCTAAGATTGCCATCTGAAATGGTGAGAGCTTGACCGGAAACATTACAACTACCAAGTGAATTAAATATAGAAAAATTATTCGTCGGGCTATCCGTTACCTGATCATCTGTTCCCATGTTTGAGGTTGAAAAATCATTGCCATTGCCTGACTCATCATCTCCTAAATCAGAGGAGTCCCTCCCATCAATAAAAAAGCCGTTATTTCCAAAGGCACCTGAGTACTCTATCGGCAAGAACTCTCCGGTCGTTGAGCTAAACTCTCCAAAACTTGAAGGTGTGAGGGCTTGCCCATCGATGAAATATATGTCGGCCATGTACCCATCGACTTTGCCGTTTACATTACTTGAGATACGATGCACTACTCCGCTAGCATTGAAGGAAGAATTAAATCCTGAACTGGGGAAAGTAGGAGAACCGCCTGACGCACCAACTAATGATGCAGATGGAAATTGTCGTCCGTTAACGAAAAATTTTAATCTATCTGCGGCAGTACCTTGATCAGAATCATAAACGAACATGGCATGATACCATGCTGTATAGTCTCTAAACTTTCCTATACCGGAGGTAAACGTAGTGCGAACGTCAATGTTTCCAGTTCCGCTGGTAAAATCAAAGACTTGCATTGATCCGCCATTGAAAACCAAGCCAGAAAAAGTAACACCACCAGTTACATTTGTTTCCAAACAATAGCCGTTACTTTCGCTACACGCCTTCATCCAAAAAGCATAGGTAAATTTGTTGCGATCTGTAGGTGTGCCGAATGTGCGAGACATCGAACCACTGGCCGATTTATTAAAGCGGATCGACTGATCGATTGTATACCCCGTATCGGGGTTAGCCAGCCATTGTGATCCAAACATAGTCATTAGCTGAATGCCAGTTGTGGGGCGCCAAGTTGAATACTTCCAGAAGCCTTTACAAAATATGGAACGACATCAACCGCCGAAGCCGCCGTGCTGAGAGTGATGCCAGCACCGCCAACAGTTTCGTAATCTGTCCCCAGACTTAGAGTTCGAGAACCCGTGCCATCTTGAATAAACACAAACACTCCAGCCTGTCCCACTGATTCCGTAGATGGATTAGCCAAGGTTACGTTACCTGTAAGCGTTAGCACGAAGTTCTGATGAGCCGAGAAGTCAATCGTCACGCTGCCAGTGTTCGACGTATCTGTATCCGTTTCAGCAAGAATAATTGTGCCACCGTTAAGCTGACCAGCAACCGTTACATTTGTGGTGCCAGTCGGTATCTCAATGACATCAGCATCGGCATCATTTTTAATCGTGACATCGTTGGTCGAGCCTTGGCCTGTGAGGATGAGGCCCTCCGCAGCGGTGTAACCCATCGCGGCGTTGTCGCCAGCAGAAGTGTCGCCGTCAGCGTTCACTGTAGAGGCTGTTACGTCGCCTACGATATCGACGCTGGTGCCGCCCGTTGCGATTGTAAGAACGTCCGCATCTGCGTCATTCTTGATGGTGACATCGTTGGTGCTACCCTGTCCGGTTAAAATTAACCCCTCCGCAGATGTGAAGCCTACAGCAGCCGAATCTCCAGCAGAGGTATCGCCGTCTGGCGTGAATGTAGCGCCAGTAATGTCTCCGGTGGCGTCAAGCGTTGTAAAATTGCCAGCGGCAGCAGAGGAGCCGCCAATAACCACACCGTCGATGGTGCCGCTGTCGATATCAATGTCCGACAACGCATCAAAAACAGCAGCCCCTGAGCCAGCGCCATCAGTAACAACGATCTTATTTGCACCGTTGGGAATAGTAACTGTGCCACCGCTGCCCTGCTTAATCGTAATCGATTGACTGCCAGTCGTGGCGTTTTCAATGATCCATATTTTAGAAACAGTGTTTGGGGCAAGGGTAACTTCGCGAGTCGCGCTCAAGGAGGTAGAGGTAATTTTAAGATAAATAGACCTGACAGCATCCGTAGAGCCATCAGCCATAGTTATAGTGGTGTTTGCATCAGAGCCTAAATTCTCAGTACCGTAACCAAAAGCCTCAGCTATAAGCTCAAGGTTGGTATTTGTCGTATTACCCCACGTTCCGGCGTTTTCACCAGTCGCCATCTCCGCGAGACGAAGATCGTTAGTGTAAGCTGTTGTCATGGCCTATGTCTCCAGAACCCACAAAAGCGAGTTTTTCTAATAATAACGCAGCAAAATAAGTATTTACATAAACAATTTAATTTTTAAGCTGCTACCTCTGTCCATCCAGCGTCCTGTGAAGGACTTATTGTCGAGTATGAAGCGTTTTGATTTGGTATCACAGCGCTCCAAATATTTACGTTCCCAACCGCACCACTTGCCGAAACACCAGTTATGTCAACAGTTGCTCCTGATCCTTCAGCAATTGTAACTGATCCAATCGCCCCTTGCCCTTCAGAGCCTGTTACAGAAACTGTGACTCCTGAGCCTACAGCAATCGTAACAGACCCAACGCCCCCGGTTCCGGCGATACCAGTAACCGAGACACCAACGCCCGTTCCAACTGTTACGGAACCTACACCACCCGTTCCGGCAACCCCGGTTACCTCGACGGGCGCAGCATCATTCCACGCACCGCTGCCCCAAGTACTACGGCCCCAACCTGTTAGAGCAGCCACGTTCAGAACACCTTAGGCGATTCGAATAATCGCGCTAGAAGCGTCGGCTGTAGGGAATTGTATTGTGAAGTCCCCGGAGGAACTACTCTTGTCAGAGCCAAAATCCAAAACAACAACAGTCGGATCGCCACTTGCGGAGTCGTTGTAAATCAACGCGCCACGCGCAGTTATCGTTGACGAGCTAAATGTTAAATCTGAAAAATCAGTGAACGCCGTGGTGCTACTAGTTGTCGGGTCAACCCTAGTAAGAGTACCCCCACCAGCGCTATAACCTGTTCCAGAAACCTCGTTACTGGTCGTATACGCCGTAGTTGCCGCGTTGAAACTGGCAGAGTTGGTATACATGGCAAGTTTGAAGGTGTTGCCACCGCTATTTTTAAAATTGTGAACGCCTTCTAACAATTCCTTTTTGAAGGACGTACACATGAAGTTACCGCTAAAGGCCATTATGCCCTCCTTAATAAATCAGCGAGATCGGTGTACCCACCCGTCAAAGCGATCTCTACACAACGATCCCTTTCAGAGCGCATAGCTTCTTCAATATATTTCAAAATCAATTGTTCTACACGCAACTTGAACACACGGGCCTGTTCTTTTATCTCTGGCGGTGCGTTTTCACTTATGTAAACAAGTTTTCTGCTACAAAGCGTTGCAAGTTGTTCCGACGAAAGACCGCCATTTTTACTTGTTTCAACGAAAACAGAAGGAACTTCACCAGTCGATAAAGCCTCAGATATCATGCAGACCTCCTGACACCGTTTCTATAGCTATCAGAATTTATATCCTGCATGGAATATCTCGCAAGAGAGGCGAGAGCCTCTTTGTAACGAGCTTCATAGAAGCGCATTATGTCTTCTTCACCCTTGAGATATGTATACGCCTCAACAAGAGTAGCGTACAAAAGAGCCGACTCAGCGTTTGTGCTCAACCAACTGGTTGTATTTGTTGAAGACAGTTGCGTGGGCCGAGCCTTGTAATTTATCTGTATTGTATAAGCCGCGTCAGGAACTGGACCCAGAATAAAAAACAGATCATCAAAATGAGCATAATGTTCTGGAGCACCCTTTACATCAGTATCCGGGTAAGCCTCTCTAATGAAAGACACATCCTTGGGCAGCAAATACGTGTATTCATTGCCAGATGAAATACGAGCTAGTGAGTAAACTGAAAAAAAATCAGATGGCTTTGATAGATATGTTGTGCCGTCACTGGTGGTTCCGGTGGCTGCTTTTCTAAACTCTGGGAGGTCTATGTCAAAGAAAATACGTGTTTCAGCTTGGCCGATAAACGTATCGATATTGGTCACAAAAGAAGACTCTGATGTTTGCGTGTAGTCTTGCAGCGCTGTTTTAAGTTCTGAATAATTCATTACGCCCCCTAAGACACCGAAACTGTAACGCTTCCAACTTGACCGGAAGCCTGTAAACTCGTTTCTGTCGAGAACCCGTAAAGTGCTTGCAAAGTATTTCTGTCTCCAACGGGATTCCAATTGGCAGAAGCATTGGACGTTGAGTCTGTCCTGCTATCCGGTCTTGCGCCACGCAATGCTTGCGGGTCATCTACGGGATATCTGCCCAAGAAGTTTTGTGGATGGTCTGGATCAAGCATGTCTTTGCCCACACGCAATCCAGTCAGCTTTCCATCTTGGACCTCAAACACAAGGTCTTTAAGCTTGTAAGTAAAACCGCTTCTATCGCAAATTCCGAGAGCGTATTTTCCTGCTGCGAATGAGGACATTAGTAAGTGTATCCTCCCGGTATCAGTTGAACCCCGGCCTTGACCCTATCTTCAGCAGCACACAAGGCAAACTG